GGCGCTTCGCCAAACACGTCATTTGCAAGATTAACAGTATTATTACCACCATCAACAAACAGCATATTAGAACTGCTGGCAGACTCAACGCGAAAGTCAACATCTCCACCGCCTTCATTAAAGGTTATATTTCCAGATGTTAAATCAAGTAAACGTGTACCACCTGCGTAAAAAGTTTGATTGTTAGTTTCAAAACTTATGTAGGTATCAGAGTCTCCTGTGTGTCGAATGTCATCTGCTACATCAATGTTTGGTACGCTTACATCTCCACTAAACGTAGCCGCACCTGTTTCTGTAATTCTTAGAAGTTGGTCACCAGAATTGCTCTGTATATTAAATTCTCTATTTGTTTGATTGTTGTCTGAGTCAAACTTTAAAAGAATGTTGCCTGTAGATAAAATGTTTAAGTTGCCAGAAGCATTTTGGAATGTGTCAGAAGCTACACTAGAATTAAACGTAGCCGCACCTGCCGCTGACATATCAAGGGTGAGGGCTGTGATAGCTGAACCACCGTCATTGCCATTAAACTTTATATCAGCATCAGAAATTTCTGATTTTATTTCTAAGTTATTGCCATTAAGTTTTAATAAACCTTTATTAGAACCACCATCAGCTAAAACAACCTGACCAGAATCGCTATCTAGTATAATATTTCCTGCAACGTCTAGTGTTAGGTTGCCATTAGGCGCACCTATTGTTCCGTTTGTTCCATCACTGGTTATTTCAATATCAAAACCTGCACCAAATGATGCAGTTTTATTATCTCCCAAACGAATATGAGAATTAAATGACGCTGTACCCCCATCTGACATATCAAGGGTGAGGGCTGTGATTGTATTGCTGTTATCTATTCCTAAAAACTTAATATCTTTGTCGTTGGTATTAGACATAACGATAAGATTATTGTTTCCATCGTTTTGAAGGCTACCTAGTGTTACCGCACCATCGTTAAATAACCAATCTCCACCATCCGCGTTTAATTCAATGTCTCCTGCAACATCTAGGGTTAGGTTGCCAGAACTTAAAGCCAGAGTAGTCCCATCAAGCGTGATGTTATCTACTACTACACCTGCGTTGGCTGTTATTGCTCCTGCGAATGTAGCCGACCTATCAGGAGCTATGGTCAAGGCTCTTTCTTGTGTACCTCCAGAGTCTGTAGTTTGCCAAGCAAAACCAGTATCATTACCTGTAGAAAAAGTTATTAAATCTGAACCGCCTCCAGTAATGTTGGAAATAGTTTGCGAAAAAGAAATACCACTGTGAGTACCGCTTCTAGATACGGTTGTTATCGGACTAGCTGTCCCTGAATCTATGATAAGCCCTGTAGCAGTCACACCCGCGTTAAACGTAGCCGCACCTGCCGCACTCATATCAAGTGTAAGAGCTGTGATGGTTGATGACCCATCTTGTCCCTTAAATAGCATATCTTTATCAGACACTATTGATTGAATAACAAAGTCTGTATTACTGCTTATGAAACTCGCATAGTGAGTCCCGCCATCTTTTAACAATATTTCTGGTGAGCCGTGGTCAAGATTTATTTTACCTGCAACGTCTAGTGTTAGGTTTGAACTGCCTGTAATACTAGAGGCATTTAGAGTCATTGTGTCTACAGTTAAAACACCGAATGCGCCTGTACCAGAAGATGTTACACCTGCGTTGGCTGTAACTGCTCCTGCGAATGTAGCACCTTGAGCATTGTCCAGAGTAAGAGTAGTGGTTGAGCCTTCTTTGAAAAATAATGAACGAGAATCAGGATATACAATGTTTAAGTCGTTGCCTGAAGCTGTGGTAAATGTTCCTCCTGCCGCAGTTGCAAAGCTACTAGCGCCGGTTGCTGTTCCGCTAATATCTAAGTTCCCATTCAAGTCAACCGTTGTAGCCGCTATCTGAATCTCTGTGTCAGCGACTATATCTAACTGGCCGTCTGCGCTTGAGTTTATGTAGATAGCTGAATCACGGAACTGGACTTTCTGTGCGGTTGTTACTTCTATATCAGTTGATCCAGTGGTATTACCGTTAGCCAAAATCTCAGCTAGGGTATCAACCGTTCCAACCTGTGAGTCTACATAAGCCTTAATAGATTGCTGAGTAGCAAGCTTAGTTGCGCTGTTAGAAGACATGTTATCTTCATCAGCAATGTCTGTAACCGCAACAGACCCTGTGCCAGATAGGGCATCAAATTCAACAGTTCCATCAACATCTATATTGCCTGTAACTGTGGCATTTCCACCTACAGCAAGATTTCCTGCAAGCTCAAGATCATCCATTTCATAAACTATTGCGCCAGAGCCGGCCCCATCAGTAGCAACAATCTTGGTTTGACCTGCGGATATAGCTACATTAGCGCCAGATCCTTGAGTAAGAGTAAGAGTAGAGTTGGTTTCATTACGCATAATCCAAGTATGCGAAAGAGTATTAGGAGCAAGAGTTACTGTACAAGCTTGACCACCGCCAGTAAGTCTTAAGAAGGTTGATCTGAATTCGTCTGAAACACCATCTTGCATGGTGATTGTGTGAGTTGAGGCGTTAGCAATAGCCTCAGAGCCATGACCCATTGCCTCTGCAATAAGCTCAAGATTTACATTAGTTTCTGTACCCCAAGTACCCGCAGACTCACCAGTTGCAATTTCTTTGAGTCTTAAGTCGTTAACGTATGTTGCCATTTAAGCTACCTCTTCCCAGTTAGGGGTTTGACTACTACTTGTTGATGACCAGTTTAAAGTTTGATCATCATTTATTAATGTCCAGTTTGGTGTTTGACTACCGCTTATTTCTGACCAGTTTGGTGTTTGACTATTACTAATTTCTGCCCAATTTGGCGTTTGGCTAGAATCTATTAATCCCCAAACATTTAATGAGTTAACTAAAGCTGATGCAGAATTACCAACAACATCAATATCTGCTTTTGCGTTAGTAACAACACTTCCTTGAGATACTGTTACACCAAAGCCAGAAACAGAAATATTGTTATCTGCCTTAACAGATTCATTACCAAGTGCAGAAGTTCCAACAGTTCCAGTAGCAGATATATTAGCATCTGCTTGTATTGTTTCATTGCCAAGAGCAGACGTTCCAACAATTCCACTTACAGATGCATTGGCATCTGCTTGTACCGTTTCATTGCCAAGGGCAGATGTTCCTACAGACCCACTAACAGAAACATTAGCTTTTGCTTCTACAGATTCATTACCAAGAGCAGACGTTGCTGACACTCCAGTAGAAGCTACATTAGCATCTGCTTGTACAGATTCATCACCAAGTGCAGATGTTCCTGCTAGACCAGAAACAGAGATGTTGTTATTGGTAATTAGCGTTTCATTACCAAGAGCAGAGGTTCCTGCTACTCCAGTAACAGATACATTTGCATCTGCAATTACGCTTTCATCACCAAGATTAAGCGTTGATGCAACCGCAGAAACACCAACTACAGCAAAAGCATTAACTGCAACTGTTCCTGTAGATGTTGTACCTACATTGTTAACAACAGCAACATTAGCCTTTGCTTCTACGCTTTCATTGCCAAGGGCAGATGTTCCTGCTACTCCAGTAACAACAACAGGTATTGGCTCACCCCAAGTAAGCTCACCCCATCCACCTCGACCAAAACCATTTACAATAGCCATAAGTTACTAGGCTATTCGGATAATTGCATTAGACGCATCTGCTGTTGGAAATTGTATTGTAAAATCACCTGCTGTTGATGTTTTATCACCACCAAAGGCTAATACACAGACAGCTTTGTCACTGTTTGTGTCGTTATATATAAGGCATCCATTTGCAGTAATAGTTGCGTTACTAAATGTTAAATCTGCAAAGTCAGTAAAAGCTGTTGTTCCTGAAGTAGTTGGATTAACATTTGTTAGTGCCGCGCCACCTGCGGTATAGTTAGTTCCACTAGCTTCATTTGTGGTTGAGTAAGCTGTTGTTGAAGCGCCTAAACTAGCAGAGCTAGTATACAAGGCAAGCTTAAAACTATTTCCACCGCTTGCGCTAAAGTTATGCGTTCCTTCCATTAATTCTTTTTTGAAAGAAGTACACATCGCTTGTGATATTGCCATTACAATCTCCTAATAATTTCTGCTATGTCTTTCTGTTGATTTTTTTCAAGTAACGCAATCAATGTTGCTCTGTCGCTTTTTATAGCTTGTTCCATGTAGAACATTACAACTTTGTTTACAGATTCCTTGAACGCCTCTGCTTGATCTCTAATTGCAGGATGACAGTTTCCTCCAACAGATACTATTTTGCTTGTTGCTCTATCCGCCCAATGCTTTGAATCAAGTCCTTTGTTGTCACTTGTTACAACACTTACAACTCCTGCCTGAGCAAATCCTGTATCATTTAACATTAGGATCTTCCTGTTCTTACAGCACCTGCTCTATAGCTGTCTGTTGTTCCGTAACCTTCTCCAAGTATTCTTAACTTGTCAAGAGCATCATCATACTGTGCTTTGTATAACTGGAGAAGATCTGGATCACCTTTTAAGAAAGTGTATGACTCAACTAAAGATCCATACAGCAAGGTGTTTTCAGCGTTTGTTCCAAGCCAACTTGTGCCATCACTAGATGCTGTAATTGATTCAGGTCTATAGAAGTAATGTAATTCAGAGCTAAAGTTTGCATTTGGTGTTGGCGCTACAATAAATGTACCTTCTTTAAATGTAGCATAATACTTTGGAACACCCGTTGCTGTTGATATGGGATATGCTTCTCTAATAAAGTTAACATCTTTATTTAATAAAAACTCATAGCCGCTGTTATCAATAGACAAAGAATAAGAACTCAAATAGTCTGTAGGGGTAGAAAGATACTGATTATTTGCAGTCAATGTACCTGTAACATTTTTTCTAAAAATAGAAAGCTGTACAGACTTTAGTATTCTTTCCTCAGCCTGAACAATAATAGCAGGTAAGTTGCTTACAAGCGTTGTTTCTGTAGTTTCTAAATAATCCTGTATTGCGCTTTTTAATGTAGTGAATGTTAACGCCATTAGCCTATTACCACCTTAACTTCTCCTACGTTACCTTCTATATCTAACCCGACAGTTTGACTGCCTAAATTGGTTATTCCTCCACCAACAGGATTAAATGCAAATAATTCTCTGCTTTCAGTTAAAGCTGTATCAGGTCTTGGGTTTCTTAAAGACTCATTATCGTTTGTTTTTACTTTTCCAAGTTGTAATTGAGGCTGATCAACATCAACAACATCTCGCCCAACAAGAAGACCAGTCCACCTTTGATCTTCTATTTGAGGAACTAAATCTGTTAACTTGTAACGAAATCCAGTTCTGTCACAAAACCCAAAGGCTCTCTTGCCTTTTGAGGCTGTCAAAACTTATATCCTCCCGGAGTTACATACAAAGATGCTTTCTCTCTGTCTGCATCAGCGGCTAGGTTCCACTGCTCTTCATACTCAGCTTTAAGTAATGGAGCTTTTTGATTTGATTCTGCATACTTAACGCTAAGTTGATAGGCAAGTCCTGCAATCAAACAAGGAAGAAATCTTAAAGGAACATCCATATTGTTTGAAGCAGGAGATCCTGTATCTTCAACTCTTTGCATAAAGTAATAAACTAACGTATATGTTTCTCTGTCATCAGGAACAGGCCAGAGATTAACAGTAACAGCACTTGGATCTTTTTCTAAAAAGAATTGCAGTGGCTTTCCTTCTGTTAACTTGTTAGATAGATGAGCATACTGACTAACAGATATTCTTGTAAGAGTTTGATCAAATTGACTACTTGTATTACCTGAGTCTGTTCTAACAAAAGCTTCTATAATATCAAGAACATCTCCACTTAACGTATAAGTAGAATCTTTAGCTGTAAGAGCTTGAGTTCCTTCTTGCACAGTCCAAAGGTTAAGACCTCTGTTTTGCCACTCAAGCATCAATAAGTTAATGCTTCTTCTAGCGGTTCTGTAATCATAACCACTACGCAACTCTAAACCTGCTCTTTCAAATGCTTCTTCAATAGCATCTCCAAGATCCAAGTTAAAAGTATATGTTCCGCTAGTTGCCATGTTTATTTCCTTTTGGACTTAGCCCCAGAGCATTTCCATCTTTTTCGGCTTAAGTTGTTGGGAGTATTAGGATCGTTTTGTTTTTTCTTTGGTAGTCTTTTCTTTATTCCAAGACTTCTTGCACAGTAGCTATCGCCTTTGGAGGTTCCCGGCTTAACCCTTGGCCCTCCACCTTTTGCTTTACCTGCCTGTCCGTAACTTACTTTTTTTCCTGAAGAAGTTACTTTGACCTTTGCCTTTCCCTTAGAGGGCTTACCGTTTGCCACTATCTTTTGCTCGCGGTTTTTTTGGCGATTTTTTTCGGTTGCTTACTGTGTTGCTTGCCTTTTTTGGTGTCTTTTCTTTTTTTTCTGGTTGTGGCGGCATACTCTTTGTCTGAAAGACTTTTGATAGCCTTTTTAGGCAAGTACCTTTCGCCAGTAGCTTTTTTACCTTGAGTACTATTTTTTCCACTTTTAGTTCCCCATTCTTGTTTTGTCCACTTTTTTAAAGATTTTTGAGACTTAGCCAAGGCCACTACTTGTATCCTCCACCTGCCGCCTTGTAAGCTTTAGCCAACATCTGGGCTTTTCTAGCAGACCATTGACCTGCTTTTCCGCCTTTTGTTCCTGCTTTAATTCTAGCAAACTGACGTTTACGCATAGTAGGCTTTGTGTAATTACCTGCTTGATTAACTTTAGACTTAGATTTTGGTTTAGACTTTTTTTCTGCCATTTCTAGACCTATTTATTTTTCTAGAGGTTACTTTTAAATTACTTGGCTTATTATTTTTAGTATTTCGATCTTTATGATCAACGTCTTTTTTATCGCCTTTTTTAACCAAACCTTTGGACTCCATAATCCTTCGAGCTTTGTTTCTTTCTGCTCTGCGTTTTTTTTCTTCAGGCTTGGAGTGAAAGTTTTTGTATTCTTTCTTATAGTTTCTAGCCATAAGTTTTTAGCACTTTTAAAATAATGCTATAAGTGTCACCGCTAGAATGGTCAACGGTAGTAAACTGAATATCTCCTGTTACTCCGCTACCTCCATTATTAGGTATGCCAGAGAAACCAGAGAAATCTAAATCATCAGAGTAATCAGCAAGTATATGCCACGCTAATACATCTGTAGAGGCATCAAACAGAACCTTAACGCTCATGCCCACAGTGCTATACCATATATGGTCTATAGCTACCTTGGTGCAAGATTTACCTGTCATTGGATCTTTGCTTAATGCTGAAACATCAATTTTGGTTACTGCGGCTTCACCTGTGCCATCACTGACGTTAGTAAACTTAAATGTGGCATATTTTGCCCCATCTGAAATTGTTTGTGTTGCGACTGCATCAGCCATTACATTCTCCTAAAAAATAAAGGGGCGCATAGCACCCCTTAATACTTAACAATTACGCTATCTGAACGTATTCGATAATGAAAGTAAACGATCCTGCTGTAGTAGCATCAACAGTGTTTGTGATGTTGCAATAAATAGTTCTTTCAGCAGATGCGTATTGAGCAGAGGCAGGAGCAGTAGTAGCACTTTGCGTTTGTGCAACCAAAGTTGTAGTAGTTACATTACCAACCACTACAGTTGTTCCACCATCTAGAATCTCATCTGTAACAGCCGCAACAATCTGTGCGCCAGAAGAAGAGGTTCCAACTTCATAACCAATATCACCTGTTCCAATAACAGGAGCAGTTGCACAAAATATTTTGATATTAGTAATTATTGTATTAGCAGGCTGTGTGAATTCTCCAATCGCAGGACTGTCTCCTGCTGTTGTGTTAACTGTTACGCCAGTTGCAAAACCTACATGCTTTGAATATTTGTTTGTGACGATACCAGTAGAGGCAATTGTAGCAACATCAGTAATTGCACCAGTAGTGCTGTTTTTTGATATTACTTGAAAACCATTTTCGGAGCGAACTGCTCCAGTATAAGTAGTTGTACCCATGTCAATCTCCTGTCTTGGGTTAGTCTGCTGTTAAGCAGTCAGGGATAGTAAATAATAACTTGTTAAAAATAAAAGGGGGCTTTTACACCCCCTACAAACTTAGCTTGAACCGGGAGATCCATATATGCCAAGTGGGTCAGAGACACCGAATGAATATCGCTCACGGGCCTTGTATCGTACATTGCCTGTGTCGAAATCTCCATCCATGCTAGTCTCAAGAGCAGTACGCTCAAAATGCTTCATTCCGTTAGGAATATCAGTGAGAATGAAGAAAGCGTTGCTGTCAGTCAGATAATGATTGACTGCATAGCCTTCTGGAATCGCACCCATATTACGGATAGCATTTATGTCGTTATCAGCAGTTGAAACACGCTGAGTAGTCTCTAGCAGACGATCTGCTGTAAACATCAACGCAGGTGGAACAATCAAACGAGTAGGACGAGCCGCAATAAGCAGACCGCGCTCATCAGTGTATCCTGCAATAGTGATAATTGCATTTTCCAAAGATGTTTCGTTTAAGTCAGCCGCAGTTGCAGGACGGTTGCTATTAAAGCCTCCACCTACAGTTGGGTGTCCACCACCACCAGCAACACCATCACCAACAGAAGTGAACAGGTTTACACCGTCACCAGACTGGAAGGAATTAGTGAAGCCGTTATTTAAAGGATTAGCCGCTTTAACTTGTTTAGTGTAAGACATACCGCGAGCAAGAGCTTTGGTATAACGAGCAGACAAAGAGTCATACAAGTTATCTTCCATTGCTTCTTCAGTAATAGCAAATCCCATTCCAATAGTTTCATGGTTGTAGCGAGCAGAGAAAGACTCTTGTGCTGAATCATAAATGATTGCAGAACCTTCGTTTTTAACTGGAGCCGCACCAAATCCACTTAGTTTGGTTTCTTCTTCAAAAGAACGATCAGAACTCTCTGTCTCATAAATGAGAGTATGCTCGTCCTCATATTTTTCATACTCAAGGCCAAACAGGGCGTTAAGACCCGGAAGTAGCTCTTTGAGCATTTGTGCGCGTGAAATAGCCATTTCTTATATCTCCTTAAACGCCAGTTGCATTACGATAAGCGTGGTCGCCTGCCGCAAAAATACACAATACATCAGTAAATGCATCACCGACTGAGCTAGTTGGCCCTTCTACAAATTCTACAATTCGCAGAGGAAGTGTGTTTGTTGTTGCAACAGTGCTTTGATCGAGCGCATTTTTACTGCGTCCGAAATCAACACTGCCTGCTGTCTGTACAACACCTGCATTCAAAAACATAGTTGTTTGAGCAAGAGTTCCATCAGCTTGAACTTTAAACACAACATCAGGGTCATCAACCACATAAGCAGATATATCATCTGCCGCTGTACTAGCGGGGTAGAACTGACTAAATGTAAGTTGTTTAGTTGTTGGATCAGTGTAAGAACAACCAACAAAAATTCCAATTGGAGTTAGTGTTGCAGTTCCTGCGTCTTTTTCAACAACGCCTGCGGCAACTGGTTTAACAAAGTCACCATAAAAAATTGCAGTTCCATAATTGTTAGCAATCTTCATGTGCCGAACTTTTCCTGAATAAGAGCCGCTCGCACTAAGAGTGTTAACTGGTTCTGCGCCTGTTGGGGTAGCAGTGGTAGCCATTATAGGCCTCCTTAACAATAGTTATCTTAGTTTAAGAAACTTACCCCAGTATTAGGGTTAGTTTCTTCCAAAAGTTGTCCTAGTGCTACGCTCTGGTTGAAGCATAGGCATTCTAGGATCATTTTCACGCAAATAGTTGTTGTCAACTGACTGCATCTGATTATCAGCGGCTTTCTGGAAGTGTTGGGTTCTTTGCTCCATCTTTTCTTTACTTGCCTTACATAATAATAATCCGCCAACCTCGATGTTACCTTTGAATTGCGAGTTAATATCTGATGTTAATAGTAATTCAGGGTGATCTTCAGCTTTACAAGCTTCCCAACCTTCTCTAAACATTCTAGAAACATGAGTGTTATCTGGCTCTCCAAGGGTGCTTGTCCTAACCCATCTAAATACATAACCTTCCTGTGGAGTAGGGTCAGGTAAAATAGAAGCAGGTTTCCATGTATCATCTGGACGAGCATCTTGTTTGCGTGAGTTGCTTTCTCTAGGGGTGCGCTCTTCAGTCATCTAAGGTTCTCCTTAGCCATTTGTCTGGCATACTGTTCGTTAGTTAACCCTAGTTTCTTAGCGAGAGAAATTTGGGTAGCCGTCATCTGCCATTTGCGCGGTTTTGCTCCATTATTCCTATTGGATGAAGCCACTACCGTGGAGCGGTGATTAGCAGTCGCAGGCGCGTTACGACCATTAGTATCGCTATTATCCTGCCAATCAAAAGTTGGATAAGACTCTCTCATACCTCGATCTATAAAGTCAAAGTATTCAGGAGAATTTGGCTTTATTCCACTGTCAACAATAGCCTCTTCATGCAACCCATAAGCTGTTGCAGTCATTCTTTTATTGTCAGGGGACATAAACCATTTGTTTTTTTCAGCCCAATCCTTAGCCTCTGGATCAACTTTAGTTTCTTGTTGAGGCTGTTGCATTGGAGCTTGTTGCGGCATCTGATATCTATATTGATTTTGAATTTGAGCTTGTTGAGCTATTTGTGCTTGTTGGCTTTGAATGTTTTGCTCGTATTTTTCAGCTTCTGCTAACTCAGCCTGAGCTTTATATAAAACTTCTTGAGAGTTAACTACAGTATCAGTATCGCCTTCTTCATACGCTTTTTTGTATGTAGATTTTGCATTCTCTAACGCCATCTGAGCTTTTGCTTTAATTTGCCCTACTAAAGCAGATTCGCCACGATGAATAATTGACTCATACTCTTGATTCTTATTACTAAGAGTTTGAGTAATTCTTACTGCTTCATCTCGCATTCTTTCAGCCGCTTCACGCTGTCTTCTTTCTTCATTTTGTTCATAGCGTAATTTATTAATGCGCTTTTGAACTTTTTCAGAATAACCAGAAAGCTCATCATCATCGTCATTAGCTGTTTTAGATTTAGCAGGTCTTCTATCTTCTAAAGGACGGTCATCAAGAACCTCTACCTCTATGTCAGAATTCTCTTCAACCTGCTCTTTAGATTTTTTACCAATTTTAGTTTTAACACCAAAGAATCTTTCTTCAGGGCTACTTTCTTGAATTGGAGTATCTTCAACTTCACTTTTTACTTCTTGATTAGATTCGCTCATACCTTACCTATGCCTCTTGGGTCTTGGACTACAGCTTCAACGCTGTCATCATTAATTAAACGAAATTCTTTTCCATGCACTTTAAAACGAGTGCCTGAGTAAGATCGCATAACAATCCAGTCACCTTCTTTACAGAAAGCTCCCGATGGGAATCGTTGAGGATCAGCATAAGCATCTGGGCCAAGATTTAGCACCATGCCTGTAATTGAACCTACTTCTTCTTCTTGCAACGATTTGGCAGATTTAATAATACCGCCTTCGGTTTTTTCTTCTGGCTCAGGTAGAGCAATCAATATTTTGTACCCTCTGGGTTCAGGCAATTGACTAGCCTTTTCAGCATTTTCAGCTTTTTTTGCTAATGAAACACTCATTAGTTGACACCTTATGCACTGGAAAAAAGCGTCCAGAGTCGCTGTGCATCGCCTTATGCGATGAATTATTGAGTTTCTAGCTTACTTTTTAAGTCTAAAAGCTCTCTTTCTGCAAGGGCTAAACCCTCTATAACTCCACAAGATTTAGCATATTCGCTAAAATCTTTACATCCACCGCCTGAAACATGATCGCTTATATCGTTCATTTGATCTCTTATCTTATCTCTAAGGTAATCAAAAGATCCTAGGGGTGATTTACTCATTAGTTAAAGACTCCACAATTTCTCGACCTATTCTAAATCCTTCTATTTGGTCTTTTGATGCAATTTTTCTAGAATCTAATTGTTCTCTTACATTATCTTCTGCAATTTTTACAGCCAACCTAGCTTTTTCAATTTCTGCTTGTTGATCAAGTTTTTCTATATCGAACTGAGCTTTTGTTTGAGCCTTAGTAAATTCAAGTTGCATCTTAGCTTGATCAAGTTGAGCTTTAGCTTGAGCCTGCATTTCTTTAATTTGCAATTCTTTTTGAGCCATTTGAACAACTGGATCTTGTTGTTGCTCTTGTGCTTGTTGTGCTTGTTGTTCTTGTTGATTTTTGCCTTTAAGCTGTTCAGCGGCAGGAGCAACAAGTCTAGATATCCTTAACTCTATATCTTCAGGAAGAGATTCTCCCTCTGGAGGCAATTCAACACCAAGTTCTTTTTCAATTTGCTGACGATAAGCAAAAGCTAGATGCTCTTGTATGTGAGCCGCCATAGCCGCTTGCATTCCTTGAGCATTTGGGCTTTTTCCTGCAAGCTCTTGAATCTTAGGATCTTCCATAAACGACATATGCGTTTGAATATGAGCTTCATGATCTTGATAAATAAACGCTTTAACAGGATCATTTTTTAGAATATTCATATTCTCAGTGACTGGATCAGTTGGCTTTTTATCTTCATCAAGAGGAATAATTTTATCTGCATCCCTTATATTTAACACCTCAAGCATTTGCCTGTGCAATAAAGGCAAATCATACATTTCTGGATTTTGTTGAGATAATTGCAATGCCGCTTGATATTGCATAATGCGTTGCGCCATAGTTCCTGAGTTAGGGTCGCTAACAGCAATAACATCAACTCTTCCATCAAAGTCATCTGCTACAACAGCACCTTTTTCAGAACTATATGGATAAGCTGAAGGGCCAAAATCAAACACTATTCTAGACAATAAGCGCAATTCTTTACGCATTGAGGCGTGTAATCTTGCCTGAACTGCGCTCATAACCTTCATAGAACGCTCTAAAATAGCCAATGTAGTCCCTACAGGGGCTTCTGAGTTCATATCTGCGGCTTTAACATCTGCCGCTGATGCAAATCTACGTCCTTCCTCTACAATATCGCCCATAAGCTGATAAAGCACGTTACTTGGCTCTTTATAGGGTAAAAAGCTAATATTATCGCGTATAGCACCACCCGGAACATCAACATCTCTAAATTCTCCCGGCATTATTGGCGTATCATCGCCTTTAATCCGCAATCCTCTAGATTTTAAGCCTCCCGGAAGGTTACTCAATGTTCCTGCATCAACAAGTTGGCGTAAAAGCGAGGTTGCAGACTTTGCAAGACCGCCAATCATGTGAATTAAGCCAAACCCGTAGAATCCAAGGCCGGGCATGTACTGATAATGAACAAAATGTTCACGTTTCATTCTGTTAGCATCTTCTTCGTAGTAATTTCTTCTTATAGAAAGCACTTTTCGAGAACTTTGATCAATACTGACAACATAAGGAAGCTGTATGCCAGTCTCTTCTCCATCACTTACATCTTCAAAGCCAACCAAATCAAGATCAACTTGTATTTCAAGGATGGTGTGACGAGAATCACTGTCATAACTAGATGAATTACCTGTTAACTCGTTATATTTATGCTCTATTTCATCAGTATCTTGACTTGCATTGCCTAAATCAACGTCAGAATAGAATCCAGATACCTGTAATTTTCTAATTTCATTGCTTGTTCTCTTCATAATGTGAGTTGCACGTTCGCAAGTCACTAAATCAGAAGCTCCATAGCTAACAACAAAGTCCTCAGCAGGTACAAACATACTGCAAGGACGGCCCATGTTAGGGTCAAAGTAAACTTTTCTAAATGCAGAGCCTGCTAAAGGCAATGAAAACAATAATCTTTCTGTTTCTGAGCGATACTCACTCATTTTTTCAGTTACCAAATAGTTTAAGTAGTCCTGAACTCTATTTGCTTGCTTTTCTTTTTCTTCATCTATAATGCCAACAACCGTTGTTTTAACAGGACCACTAGCAGGGAATAACTCTTGTATAGACTGTGACTGAAACTTTATAACCGACTCTGTTAACAGCGGATGAAATACGCCACAAGCCCCATCCCAAGGAGTTGTTCTGTCTTCATGCTTAAGTCCAAGAAGATCTAATCCTTCAACATAAGTTCTTTCCCAATCTGATCGACTTTCTTTGTCAGATTTAAAAGAGCCTATTAAATCATTAGCTATAGCTGTTAATTCTTTTTCATCAATAAACTCAGCAAGATTAGCATCAAAGGGAACATCATCCATTGGATTGTTCTCATTGAAATCAAAAATAAGACCGCCATCAGGTGTCTCAACAGAAACAGAATCAGGATTGACTATTTCAATTTCTAAAGGCCCATCCGCCTCTTCAGCAGTTAGCTCTTCAGGAGTTACTAATGGTTTATCAATCGCCACTTAGCTATTCTTCCTATATGTCATGTTAAGCTCCTACCACTCGCCAAATTGGGTTAAAAATTTTTTTTGCGCCTACTTGATCAGCGCCTTTACTTTCCCAAGCAAGCTCACCTAGCCTGTTTATATAAACACTGTACTCATCATCTTCTAAAGTAATGTATTTAGAAGTAGAAAGCTCAGGGTTACGAATAAAACCTTTTTCTTCAAAAGCAGAAGCTATTCTAGTTTGTTCTTTTAATTCCATTTAAGCCCAAATTTTCTTTTTACCGCCATGATATACAACAGCATGGCCTTCTAAAACAAGGATATTGCATATATCTTCGCCTTCCTTATTGTAAGGAGTGCCTAATATGCGCCCATATTTGCCTGTGCCGTGAGATATTAATGTAATAGGCCCACTGCATAGCTCAATCAATCGTTCCTTAGCGGCTAAACCTAACGCCTTCTCAGCTAAGTTTCTAGTTCTGCTTTCTGGTGTATCTATTCCTGAGAGCCTTACTCTTTGTTTTTTGAGCCAAACATCAAATCCCAAATCAACATCAACATCAATGGTATCACCATCTATAACTCTCAGGAGGTTGCACTTGTAAGTGTAGGGGGTCAATGGTTATCCGTTCTTAGTGAACTTCTGTGGACGAGCCGCACCACTACCGCGAGCAACGCCTCCTCTAGCCTCACCTTTGGCTGACATAGTTTTGCCGCCTCTGAAGTAGCCTTTGGTTTTTGAAACCTTTCCACCGACTTTCATTTTACCTTCTCCATCAGCGGCAAAGAAAGGAACCATCTTTCCGTTCTTCTCTACCATATCTAACTTGCCACCTGCCTTCATGCCTTTGGCTTTCATCTTGCCACCTGCTTTCATACCTTTGGCTTTCATCTTACCGCCACCTGCATAACCTTTAGACTTCTTCATCTTGATCCTCTGCGTATAAGTTATCAAAGATTCTGTTTACATCTAATGTGTAATCCAAATCTGATTTGCTGTAATGAATGTGTTGAGAAGGGCGAAAATCTGGAGCGCCTTCTCCTGTTTCAAACCATGCAGGGTGAGTTACCCTAACGCGATTATTTGGTAAAGCTACAATGTTTCCTGTGTATGGCCCTGCATCTAATAGCTCCATCACATGACTTTGCTTGTGCTGTGCAGGATCATCTGCTATTTCATTGTTTGTATAATCTACTGTAAACATATATTTAGCAGGATAGAAATTTCCATCTACCTTTGCCAACCAAGGGCAAGGTGAGGCTCTTTCTAACACATAAACTGAATGCTCTCTTGAAGAACAGTCCCAAGGCTGTGCCGCATGTACAGGCATAGGCTCAGGCCATTCCTCAAAGGGGGTGTCACCTACTAATGCAGTAATAGGCATTCTAGCCCACATTGCGCCACCATGAACATTTGGCTCATCGGTGTCATAGGTTTCTGCACCTGTAAATATCAATTGAAAGCTTAAACAACGCGATGGCATTGTAGTTACTGCAATTGCCATTGCATGGATAAACTCTCCATGATACTTACTATGGTTGTGAGTATACTCTTTTCTAACCCAACATTTAAAATAAGGTATATTGCTTTGTAAGAATGCCATCAGTAATAAGCCGCCCTTCTTGTTGTTTCTAAAGGAGTATCTTCTTCATCTGATGTAAGTCTTAAGAATCCACCCTGTCTAAATCTTAACAAGGCCTGAGTAGAGGAATCTACCAAGTCATCATGCTCTCCTGCGGGAAAAGCGGCAAACTCCTCAACCACTTCTTCTGCAAACCTTCGTTCTGGTCTCCACACAATTCCTGATGCAAACATGTCAGATATAGCGTTTACACGCGATATTTTATCATTTCCACGCGATGGAGTGTAATCTGATACTGGGATACCCATTGCCCTTAACTCAAAGATAAGGGGTGTTCCTGCGGCTTTTGCTTCAATAATGCAGGCATCAGGTTGCCAGTCAGTATAAAACTCCTGAGCTTTCTTTTTTAATTCTGGAAACTCTAAACGCTCTTTAAAGGCATCTAGAAGGATTATATTAGCTACAGTCTTGCCATCATCATCAGGTGCGTAAAATACGCCCCAAGTCGTACACGCTGAGTAGTCAGCCCTTTGTGTCTTAAGAAAGGCTGTATCCCAAGACTGTATTATAAATTCGCAAGAGGGTGGATAGTCCTGTTCCCATAACTTCCACCAATTCCTTTTGACCAACGCCCCCTCTTCAGAGGTAGGGTTTTGTTGATACTGTGCGTTCCACTTAGATGAGGGTAGTTCCTCTCTAAGGGCAATTAATTCTTTCATAGGCCAAAACTCAGGCCATAACGGTTTTTCTGATGGCATAATTGCAGGAAACTCAATTACTTCCCATTCATCAGTCCCTTGACGCTGAACAGATGACTTAATAATCTGTCCTGTTAGATCTCGTTTATGCCAACGAGTCATAACAATAATAATAGCTCCTCCCGGCTGAAGTCGCTGTCGAGGGCCAGATGTGTACCATTCATAGGCTTTGTCAAAAACGGAGGGGTCGCCCGATTGACCTTCTTGCTCGGAGTGCGGATCATCAATGATCAGAAGGTCTGCGCCTTTACCTGTTACAGCACCACCAACACCGATAGCAAAATATTCACCACCTGCACTGGTACTCCATCGCCCTGCGGCTTTGGAGTCAGCCCTCAACCCGACCGAGGGGAAAAGAGTTTTATAATCATCACTATCTACTAGGTTACGCACCTTTCGACCAAACCCTACCGATAATTCAGCGGTGTGGGCTGTTTGGATAACTTTTTTGTTTGGGAACTTACCTAAAAACCAAGAAGGCAATAAATAAGATGCAAATTCTGATTTGGTGTGACGAGGAGGCATATTAACAATTAATCGCTTCAACTCACCACTTGCTACACGCTCAAACGCATTAGCCATGATTTTATGATGCCTACCCTCAATAAAAGCAGGCCATACTCTATTGACAAAGCCCATAAAGAAATCTCTAGCCTTTTCTTTGGACTCTGCCTCTTCTAACTCCTCTAAAAGACTTAGAACCTGTTTCTGCTCTTCTAGAGGAAGATTTGGTATTTGTTTAAGTAGATTAGGATCTACCTTATCCGCAACGGACATAAAAACCCTTATGCTTTCTTGGCAGTGGTTTTCTTCTTAGTTACAGCCTTTTTCTTAGCAGGAGCTTTCTTCTTAGGCGTATAAGCTTCATTAACATCAGGAGTGGAAGGATCATCAGCAACATAATGACCTTTATCATTACGCGCTCTCTCCATCTCAACAGCAGGAGATGACATTGTAGACAAGACTTTTTCAGCCTTATCTTTACGCATTACATTGGCATCAACAATATCATAAGAGCCATCTTCAAGCTCGTAGCCTATTTGATAAACACCTTCTCCATCTGCGAATGTTCCGTTTTGTAAAACTTTTAATGTAGACATTTTATTATCCTTACATCATTTTGCAGGCTTTCCCACCACGGGCCATCCCGTAACCACGGAGCTTCTTATCATTGGTTTTCTTTTCTGTCTTAGACTTCTTCTTCTTATCTCTAGGATCTTTTAAGTTCTCACCTAGCATTTTAGTCTCTAGCTCTAAACGTCTTCTTTCTTCTTCAAGTGTTTCTTTAGCCACAACTATTCTCCAATTTAAAAATAAGCCTCTGTACAGGAATATTCCTGATCTAGGAATCTACTTAAACAGAATAAAACTTAAAACTAAGAGGAGATCCTAAGAAGTAAGGAATCTAAACAGGAATATTCCTGATAGGAATCTCTAGATTTTACTGACTTTACGCTCTTGACAGAATAATGCAATAGGTAAATAGAAAAAAACCCGATTTTTTTGCAAAAAATTTTTTTTAGGATAAATAAGGGGCTTGTTCTGGGAAAAAAAGGGTAATCGGCTACGCAAAACTTGGTAATTATTTGAGTGAATCACTATGTATATGGATATCAGGTACGCACCTGCTATAAGGGGGGGTGGGTGATAGTACTCTAGCCCCCAAACTAATGCACTGAATCGCTGTCACTGGGATTTTCTTCCTGCTCATTCCCCTGTTCCTGACTGGTTATCAGCAGTGACTCTAACCTGCGCTCCAGTTCACTAGCTACACTGTCAGCATCTCTATCTGTGGTCACTGTCTCTGTCACTTCTTTGAATAAGCCTACTGATTTGCCTAGTAACTCAGCGGCCCTAAGCTTATTCGAGTCTGTCGGTTCTGCACTCTCTATCCATGTTCTAAGCTTCTCTAGCACTTTGTCTCTGTCAGAGAGCCCCTGAGCTAGTAACG